CAAGAACCAAAACTTAACAAATTTGATACATTTACACACTAAGTATAACACACATCTTAGTTTTTCATTTACATAATCAATGGTAAAGCGCAACAAACAACAAAAACGCAAACAACGTAAGCCACGTCAGCAACAACGACGTAGCAGAAACAATGCCAAACGAACAGTCCCCGCAGCAGCGAAGCTGCTGCTCAATCCTTGTAAGTCTGCTCTGGTCCCCGGACTCCACTCAACCAGTGAAGGAATCCTCAGTCGATTCCAAACCTTCACTGATCTTGGAGCCACAGAGACCAACGGCTACATCCTCTGGTGTCCCCACTACGTCAGCAAAACATCCACGGTCCATGAGACCTGTTTTGCGTGGCAGAATGCGGACGCCTCCGTCGAACCATTCAATACAGTCACCATTCCGTATGGTGTCAGTAATGCCGGAACCGCTCTCGCCCTTAACGTCGGAGCATCTTCCTTTGTCTCCACCAACACTTGTGCGGACTTCCGGTTACTCTCGGCGTGTATGAAACTCACCTACACAGGAGCAATCAATGCTGCAGCAGGGTTAGTGGCACCGATCACTGGTATACCAGTTGACACTCTCTTGCAGGGTAGCTCAACTGGCAGACCAATTTCAGTTGATCATCTGTTCTCTTTGTGCGACGACGTGAAGCGTATGTCTCTTGACACCATTGAGGTTCGTCATCGACCTGACCAGGCCCTTGTCGACTCTTTCAAGAGTGATGACGATGCAATCATCACTAAAGGAGTGTCTGCGACTAACGCTTCGACCCTCTCATCTGAGGCCAAACGGTTCAATCCGACCGTCTTTGGCTTTGCTTGGAAAGGAGTTCCAGCGGCCACACTTACAGCAAGCTTCGTTCAAAATATTGAATGGAGACCTGACGGACCTTCTGGCATCGTTATGCCACCACCCAGACAGCTTCACGCACCTGGGTACTCCGCCAAACTGCTCAAGTATCTCGATGACAACTTCGATGGTTGGCAAAGTGCCTCCATGGGCTTTGTCAAATCAATCGCAGCGACGTACATCCAACGCAATTACGCACCAACCAACCTCCTTATGTAAATTTCCAATGTTTATAGAATCACACCCTTGTAAATAATAAAACAAAAACAAAATAAATAAACAAAAATTAGATTCCTATTCTATTATTAGCAAATTTGATAAGTTCTCTTGTTTAGAGACTTTCTTAAAATAGATCGACC